GTGTTACGGTTTGTTTCTGTATATGTGGCTTTGAACAATGTGCCTTCAACAACTTTATCTCCGCCTGCTGATGCATTGTCTTTGATCTGGTCTTTGATTGCGTCAGCCTTGGCTGTGAGTTCTGCGATACGTGCAAGTAATTCGCCGAGTGTGTCTACTGAAGAGAGAGGGATGTTTGCGTTTGTCATTTCGTTTTCCTTTTAAATTTAAATATCGGTAACCGATATGCGTATCTTAACTTAAAGTTAATGCTTAAACCATCCCAACACAAAATATTTATTATCGAAAACCCTAATTTCTTAAAAAAACAGACATTAAATTTGCAATCGTGTTGTTCAAAGCCAACAATTCATCCATCTTCATGACCTTCCACATATGTTGTCTGCCGTGGATACCGTTGTGGCTACCCTGGTGGCAGTCCTTGCACAGAGGGATGCATGTATAGGTTTGACCTTGCTTGATATGGTGAGCATCGCTTGGCCCCGCTTGGTCGCAGACTACGCAGGGGAGAGTCTTGATCATCCCCAGGTAATCACGCTCAGCCTTGGTTAGCTTACTGTTCATAATGTGGCTTTTTCTATATTGCGATTAGAAGCCTCCTGCGACCTCCATACAGCGATTCTTTCCTGCGCCGCTATCATCATCCACCTTAACCGCTCTTCGTTCTCTACAGCCTCTTTAAGCGCCTGCAAATGGGCTACATACTGAGTGTGGCTGTACGCCTCCCTCTCTTGCGTCACGGCTGTCTTATGACCAAAACTCTCTGCCTCAATCATCAGTTGAGCCTTTAAGGTCTTGCGGTACTCTTCCATGTAGATGCGCTCTGATTTGGCTTTGGCGTAGGGCTTGCTCTGATCAATCAGAAAGTCAACGGCTTCTTGTGGGTCAATTTGTTTTGGCTTTTTCATTCATTTCCTTCGGTTGTTAATTCTTCAGTTCTGTGTTGAGTGCAGGCTTTACCGCAGTACTCACTCCAATTCTTTTGTGTTGTAACTTTCGATCCACATCTGGTTATGTAGTGAAAGTTGTTATCATAAAAACGATATACCTTACATCCATCAAATTCTTGGATTATTTGTGGTTTATGCCATTCAGCAAGTTGCTGTTCCGATGGTGCTAATAAATTAACAAGACCAATGGCACCAACAATAAATGCAACAATCACACCCAATCCAATAATCAGATGTTCATTTCTCTCGAAAAATGTTGGGGGTTTATAGGGTGGGTTTGTGTATTCATGGAATTTAACGTGAGGATAAATATTCCTTACATCAACAAATCCACTTGCATATCTTTCTTTATTCATCTAACTCTCCTGTATCTTGGACCATCAGGAAATAAACTAGGATATTGTTCGTGATCCATAGCGCCTGGTCTTCCAGTAAAAGCCTTTAGCTCTTTCCCGTCATAAGATCCTACAAACCGATCAATCTTTTCTATCCTGGGCATATGGCGCTTTACAACTCCCAATTCCCTGTACTTCTCCTCACCCTTTGGCGTTACCCTCAAAAGGGAAAAGAAGTTATTTGTTTCCCCTCTGACAATATATCCATCCGATAACAATGGAGTGATGATGAATTCCTCAAGCCTGAGTATTGACTGGGTATAGTTAATCTCTTTTCTAAGCTCTTGGGCTGTCAAGCTTGATCTATTGATTCGCTCAAGTGCTTGGTGAATCTTGCTACCCGCCGTGTATTTACTGATCATCCTGTTGTATCTCCACTATTATCTTTCCTGGTTTGTCCCCGTGCTCCCAATTGATTTCAATCGGTCTGAAGAACTTGTCGTTAACCTGTAAAGCATCTGCCATACCATCCAATAATGATTTACTCGCCGCCAAGCAATTATCAATATCACGATGTCTCTTATCTGGCATCACATACATTAACTTGAGCTTAATGCTACCACGATTCCAAGTCCAATTTCCTTTTGCCTGCTTTGTTAAATAAAATCCCGTCTCACGACATTCGCCCTTCAACTTGTAAAGCTTAGCCCATGCGTGACCATGCATCCTATTTGGAAATAGTTCTTTTGGTGGGAAGGGTAGTTCAACTCTCATCTTCAACCATCTGTATTCTTTTACCAATCCAAGCCATGACGGGTACAGCCATTGAATTGCCAAGCGCTTTATATCTTGGACCATCGGGTGTGTCTTTTCCTTTTGGCTTGATGTCGGTGTAGTTATCTGAAAATCCTTGTAATCTCTCGCATTCAACTGGGGTCAGCTTACGTACTGCCATGTTATTTAGGACTGCGGCGCTTTGGCTACACGTTAATCCATGATTGACATCAAGTGTATTCATCTCATCTGGTCTTGCATTTGAATTAAATGCCTGAACAATACCTAGTCCACCTTGATTCTTACTTGGATCAGGCACTGTAGTATCTAAAGTTTTGGACAATTCAACCTGCCTGCATCCGCTATCTGGATTTTTAGACTTCATGCTATTGCTTGCAAGACTATCAAAAGAATATGCAACTCCATGCTGATCTGTGCTATTAAGAGTAAATGATATGTCTTCATTTATTCCTAAACCATTTGCATTTTGTGATGTTGAACCTGAACCTTGAAGTGAATAAGAAACCATAGGACTATTTCCACCGCCAGTTCCCATGAATGCTTGCAAAGTGTTGCTCACTCCATCATACAAACGAACGCCATCTCTACGGCTATTCTCAAATGCAATCATGTTGAAGCCATCTGCTCTGCTCCATTCGTGACTGGTTGTTTGGAGGCAGTTAGCAAGGCTTGGTACAAATTCTCTGGTAGTTTCTTGCCTCTTGCTTCTGCTCGGCGGAGTATCCCTGCGCAAGCTTTCTGGCTCAAAAAGAACCTTTGCGGCAGATTCCCAGTCTCCAAGACATCCGACAACAAACACACGTCTGCGTCGCTGGGCCACTCCGAAGTACTGAGCGTCAAGGACTCTGTAGGCCCACCCATACCCGAGTTCTGCCACCGCCCCGAGGAAGGAACCAAAGTCCCGTCCTCCCGCCGAACTGAGGACACCTGGCACGTTTTCCCAGACAAACCATTTGGGCTTAAATTTATCAAGAAGTCCACAATAGGTGAGCATGAGGTTTCCTCTTGGGTCTTCAAGTCCTTTTCTAAGTCCTGCGACACTGAATGATTGACATGGGGTTCCTCCGACCAAAAGCTCAATTGTTCCAAGATTCCACTCCTTATATTTAGTCATGTCACCAAAATTAGTGACGTTTGGATAATGATGTTTTAAAACTTCTGATGGGAATTTCTCAATCTCACTAAATCCTGCCGCTTCCCAACCTAACGAATGCCAAGCAACTGTCGCCGCTTCGATACCACTACATACACTTAAATATTTCAATTACAACTCCTATGGATTAACTTTGAGTTAATGATACCACATCAAAATGCTGTCCTAAATCTCATGGGGTTCATCCCTTGCTCTTCAACATATTGCTGTGAGTCTTTGTGGTACCAGAGGTTGAATGATGGCTCATCTTCCCCGTTCCTTTGCTTACGGCAGAGAATCATTGCATCTGGATCTGATTGTGCGGCGCTCAGTGGTCCTTTATTCTTTAAGTCGTCCTCTTTTCTTTTGTTCCTCCAAACGAGCATGATGTTGTCAGGTTGGTCGGTGATCGAGCCTGAACCCTTGTTGTCGTGCTTATCGGGCAACTCGTACTCATCCTTGGGCTTACGCAGGTGGTGGACAACATGGATGTGACCTGCATAATCCCTTGCCAGTCCACAGCATCTGTCGATAAAGTATTTCTGCCCGTTGTAGTCATCCTCACCCATCACGCACTTCATCAGCGAGTCCACAAATATGTGCTGAATCTTTAGCTCCTCAAAGCAATACTTGATCATTCCAAGTACAGTATCGGGCTTTACCGAGCCTTGTTGGTCATAGAACCACATACCCTGATCCAACCATACCCCAAACTCGTTATAAAGCTGTTTGAGGGCTTCTAATCCCTCGGGGTTCATAAACTCCTTGGACGTTGGATTCATGCCAATGTACTGCCTAGCCATGCGCTTCATGGTCGTCACAGGCTTCATCTCAAAGCTTGCGATACAGACCCTTTGCTGTTGTTGGATCAGCCCAAGTGCCACCTGGGAGGTCACCATAGACTTCCCGTGCCCGTTCTGCCCTGCCCAAATCGTTACCTCTCCCTCCCTGAAGTGAAAGAATGGTGCTGTCTTCGCCCAAGGTAGGGTGACTTTCTTACCGTCTTTGTGCTCCTCAAGGTCTAGGATCAAGTCTTGGATGTAGGATTTGGCGGGATGTACCCTCGCCTGCATCTCGGTGGCTTGCAGATAAGCCTCAAAATCTACGTCATCAGGCAGTGTGTTCATTTGCTTGCTCCAATTCATCAAATCCAGTTCTTGAGTCGTATATACGGTTGTAGTAGTGCTTTTCTCTGATTTCGCCCTGCCAAGTTACGCTGATGAAGTCTGCTTTTGCCTTCAGCAAGGCTTCAAACAGGGCTACAGCACGTTCTTTTGTACTGGCATAGGCAAAGACATACATCCCCATCAAAAAGCGCAGGTCGATGCGATCTAGGGCTTTTTCGTCATAGACCGTGATCTCGGGGGAGTGATCCTCCTCAACCCAGTTTGGCAGGTAGGGTTGGTCGTAAATAAAGGCCAGAGTTGGGTGGATGTTGCGCTTACGCAGGTCGATTAGTGCTTGGTGTCCTTTCATACAGCCCCCGCAAAAATGTTTTTCTTTTCTGGCACAGATACCTCATCTTCCCAACGTCTATTGTTCAGCCAAGTGGATGGGTGAGGAATAAATTTACCGTTTTCTCTTGTCCATTGGTCTGATCTGCACTGTGCTTCTAATCCAACAAGCATGGTATTTAGAAGTTGTTGATCAGGATTTATTTTCTTAAAAGATGCTTGCGCTTTAGCCTTATCTATTTTTTTAGGATAAGTCTTCCAGAACATATCAAAAAAGGTATTACTCTGGTTACTGGTTACTGGTTCTTGGTTATTGGTTAGTGGTTTATGGTTAGGTGGAGCTTCGTGCACGGTTCGTGTACGCTTCGTTCCTTTTTCTCTACGCTTCGCCTCTCTCTCAATAGCGATCCGTTTATTTATTACGGAGTTGTTATGGTAATTTTCAAGCTCTTCACGTATTCTGTTCTGAACGTACTTATCGCCCTCAAGTAAGAAAAACTTCTTAAGAACAAACTCAACAGCCTCTATTTCCTGTTGATTAGAAGCCCACGTCCATTCAATAGCTTGATCTAGCGTGGGGAACTGTTCACGGTCATAACACGCATCGAGAAGAAGCGTGTACGCTCCGTGTTGTAGCATGGTCAAACGACCTGCTTTCTTGGCATAATCGCCAATATTTTTTTTGTAGTAATGCATATATTTTCAGACCCGTAATGTAGACCCTGTGAAAGGAAACCTCGGCAGGAGGGGTCTGTTCTCTTTTCGGTATGCTCATGACTTCATACCTAGCCGTGTTTCGCTAAACTATACCATAAAAATATCAGGTCTAAGAACCTCTCTTTTCACCAGTCCTTGGGTAGCCTCTTCTATCTTGATGGATAGGGCAGGAGAGGGCTTACGATGCCCGTGGATGAGCAAAGATAACCAGGTGGCAGTTACCCCCAGGTATTCAGCCATCTCCACTATAGCGCCTTTTGGCTCGTCTTTAAAGTATTCATTCAATGTCATTATTGTCCCCTATTAGCAATAATTATTTTCATAGTTTGCTCTTGTGCTTCATACAAAGGAGCCGCACAATCTTTGCATAGTTGAGCATTTATCCCCAACCAATTAAACGAAAATTGTCTATGTGGTCTTGGAAATTCCATTCCAGGATAGTCACTGCATTCATAAACTTCTGTATCAAGCGTTTTCTTGCATCCATCACAAATATGCTCATAGGTTAGCTTAATCATTCTTGCCCTCCATGGGTCTATTAAACATTGCCAGTCCTAATTGCCCAAGCATAACTGCCTTTAACTCTTCTCTTTCTTCTTCTGGATAATCAAGAGCAACCTCTTCTATGATTTTTAAAATGTCATTAGCCATTTGCAATATTGGTATTGCACTCATTCTTGTCCCCTTGCTCTAATTGCTTCAGCGCACAAATCTGCGGCATTTGAATATCTACCGTTGTCATACGCATCACACACCTTTGCACACTCCTCACGTTCTTTTTTTGCTATTAGTTTGGCAAAATAAAAAAACTGAGGTAAATTAATTGGGTCTTCCTTTTTAGATATTGGAAAACCAGAATCAATAGCCATCTCAATTATTTCTTCTTCAGTCATTCTTCTTCATCCTATTCTTAATTGCTTGAGACAACTCCTCTTGGCTCCACTCCATCGCCAAGTCAGCGCAAGCCTCCCTCTCAATAGATATAGCCTTCCTAGTCGTTTCAATAGCTATAGCCATGATCTCAGCCTTGGCTACGGTCAAAGCATCATCAAACTCCGTCTGGGTGAATAACTTCATAGCCCCAGAGCTACCGAGCAGTTGACGGGCGAGTGGGCTGAGTTCTGGTTCTTTGCGTTGCATAGTGTTCCTTTGTGTTCTGCTGTGATTATACGTTAACTTTGTGTTAAATATACCACAGTTAACTTATAGTTAAAAAACTATGCTACATTATCTGTACCGCATAGCGGGTTTTTAAAGGAATCAAATGAAAGTTTATACAACAACCAAATCGGGCATTCAGATAGGATGCTATTACGAACCTCCTCTACGTAACAATATGTCAGAGGATGATGAACTGATCCAACGAGCACTGCTTGGCATCAGAGAACCCCAAGACTTTTGGACAATGCTTGACTGGTTTACCTACTCGGTACTGGTATCTGTACTTTTGTCTGTTGTTATTTCTTACTTTGCTGTAACAGGTGACGCATGAATATATTCAAACAAATTATGACTCAATTTAATACCTCGGGTGGGGTTCGTTTAACAGATCCAGAAACTTCTGTAGATGCGGCGCTATCCGTAGATGCCACCAAGATGGAACAAATCGTTTTAGATACGATTAAAAGCTTCCCAAATGGTTGCATCAGTGAAGAAGTAGAAAATGCTCTGCCTCACATTAGAGCCTCTTCTATAACCCCACGCTATCGTCCTCTTATGAAGAAGGGATTAATAGTAGATACAGGAGAGAAACGACCAGGTTTCTCAGGACGTAATCAAAGAGTAATGAGGGCAGTATGAAACCACATAAACACGCAGAACTAATCAAGGCATGGGCAGATGGTGCTCAGATTCAATGTTTTGATTGCAATCATGGTTGGAAAGATTTAGGAGAGTATTTTGTTTGGGCTAATGATTACCAGTACAGAATAAAACCAGAGCCTAAGCCTGATTATGTGCAGTATGTATTTTTTCATTTCAATTGGGGTGTAAATATATTAAAAGAATATCCATTCAGTGAGGCAAATCTCAAGCTTACATTTGATGGAGAATCATGCAAACTTAAATCAGCAGAGGTGCTTAAATGAAAGCATTTCCAAAACTAAATGAAAAACAACCCTCTTACCAAACTGGAATGGACTTGAGGGATTGGTTTGCAGGTTTGGCTATGGAAGGAATTATTTATGAGGGAGTTACTCCAGAACAAACAGCTAAGGCCGCATACCGAATGGCAGATGCAATGATGAAAGAAAGGGAGAATAAAGATGAATGACAGAATGATGGAAGAGTGGGAAGATTTTAAAAGAAGCAAACAAGAACTGGAGGAATATGACCTATACGTAATGATCGAAGAGTACAAAAAATTGACACCTAAACAGAAAATTATTTACAACAAATTAATGGAAGAAACAAATGAGCCTATACGCAAGCAGTAACAATCAAGCATCAACATTCAAGAACGTACCATCAGGACTACACCTAGCCCGTTGCTACCGAATTATTGACCTCGGTACCCAAAAGTCCGAGTTCGAGGGTAAAGCCAACTTCTCACGCAAGGTAATGATCTGTTGGGAAATCCATGGGGATGAGAGCGTCACAACCGACAAAGGTGAGCCAATGGCTATCTTTAAGACGTATACCCTATCCCTGAACGATAAAGCCGCTCTACGGGCTGATTTACAGTCTTGGAGGGGTAGAGCCTTCACCCAAGATGAACTCAACCGCTTTGACCTCAAAAACGTCCTTGGCGCATGGTGCATGATTAACGTCATCCAAAAGCCAGTTGGCGATAAAGTCTACTCAAACGTAGCATCTTTAGCCCCCGTCCCACAGGTAGTCAAGGGATCTGGCTTACCAGAAGGGCATAACGATCTGGTCATCTTCAATATTGCTGAGCCAGATATGAAGATATTTGATACTTTTGGTAAGAACGTAAAGTTCAAGATTGAGAGTAGCCCAGAGTGGAAGGCCAGAACAAACACGGGCTTTGAGGACATGAATAACGATTTGGAGGACGATGATGGCCCACCATTCTGATAAAGACGAATTCCAAGAATGGTTTGATGACGAGAACTTACCCCCTGAACTGGAAGACTTTTGTTGGAATATCTGGCAAATAGCCTTCAGGGCAGGTGGTAAGCAACCTTGGTACTCACTTAGCCGTCAGCAATGGGAAGTAATTAATAAAAAATTTAAGGAAAACAATGACAACAGTAATCGCAAGAGCAAGTGAGTCCCAACACTGGTACACCCAGGAAGGAATGCCACAATACACAGTCACCGCTAAGAACGGTACACAGCGCAATACCACGTTGCGTGATGCAAGGACTATGAAGCTAGTCCCCTCGGTCAGTACGATCATTGGTTGCGCCGCCAAGCCTGGACTGGAGGCGTGGAAACTCAACCAGATGATGCTTGCCTGTATGACCCTACCCAGGGCTTCAGATGAGTCGGAGGAATCCTACATCGAGCGGGTTAAGCATGACTCCAAGGAGCACGCCAGAAAAGCGGCAGAGCGGGGTACAGCCATTCACGGAGCCTTAGAAAGTTTCTATGAGGGCATTATGCTTGCGGAGTTCCTAGACTACCAAATGGGTGTATCTAAGGCCGTAGAAGCTCATTTTGGGGCTTGTGAGTGGTTAACTGAGCGATCCTTTGCCTTTGAGGGATACGGTGGCAAGTGCGATATGTACACCAAGCAGGGAGATGGAATCGTTATTGACTTTAAAACCAAGGAGTTTGGTCCAAATGACAAGGTAGAAGGCTATGACGAACATCGAATGCAACTCTCAGCCTACCGCAATGGATTAGAAGTGCCTTATGCTAGGTGCGCTAACGTATTTGTGTCTGTTTCTAACCCTGGCCTAGTCAGAGTTGTGGAGTGGACGCAAGAGGAACTTGAGCAGGGTTGGCAGATGTTTGACGCTCTCAAGACATATTGGCAAATTAAAAATAACCATAAGGTGATGTAAATGAAAAAACTAATCTGGATACCAGTATTAATTGCAGGCTGTTCTAGCCAACCCCAACTACCCGCAAACATACCCTCTAATACAGCCAACTTCCCCGCTGTATCAGTTATGTATGATTCAAAAATCCAACAAATGTCACGCAACGAAGTGATCATGGCAACCCACGAATGTGAGTCACAAGGTCTTCGTCCCGTACCAATCATCACCAAACGCTTAATCAGCGGAATGATGAGCGAGATGATTGTTGATGTGGTTTGTATGCCTAAAATTAAATATTAAGGAGAACGTATGAAATTTAAAATAATGCTTGAAGCACAAGATATTAGAAAAATCATTGAATATTTAGAATCTTTTCCCGTAAAAGATGTTAAAGATTTACTTGACACTATTGGTGACCAAGCCAATTCTCAACTTCACATGGCTACTCAGTTCAAAGAAGATGTTGAAAAATTCAAAGAGGAGTGGGAGTATCGTCCTGCTGAAAGACACTTCGGACCATCACTAATGGAAATCATAAGAAAGCAAGCAGAAGCTCGTCAAGAACAAGCCCCCAAGCGTAAATATGTACGCAAAACCGCTGTTAAACGTGGCAGAACATCCAAATTATCACAACTGAAAGGTAAAAAATGAGCAATCCATATTTAACTAAAGAAGAGATCAAGAGCGCATATTTGTCATGCGAATTTGATAGCAAAGATGGTCTTTACGCAGGTGAGGACGTTGAGATCTACGAGTTGGCTGATGCCATCATTAAGAGCGCCGCATTTGCCATTGCTCGTACTGAGCGTGAGTTCTGCATCGAGTTCGTAGAGTCTCTCAACCCAGAAGTAGCCAAAGCTTTACGTGAGAAAAGGGGCAACCTTTGATCGTCTCAAATGATCGCTATACGTGCGAGGACTTTGTTGAGGAACTCTTTGGAGATGGTTGGGATGAGAAGGACTTACCTTCTATGCTCACCATCCTCAAGGAATGGGAGATTAACTCTAAGCGCTACTGCGTCATCCGAGACTACGCCATAGAGCTAAAGCTTGGATTTGAGGTCAGACACCGTGAAGACTTCAAGTTCATTGACGATATGGTGGACGCTAAGATGCATTCTGAGGAATAAAAAACCCCCCTAGACTTTTGATCCAGGGGGGAAAACTACTTGAGTCTTGGCAACTGCAAGTACATAGGAGGAGACGTCCTATGTTTTTTTAAGGGGGACATAACCCCCTTTTTTTTATGGTTGGCTACCTTGATTGGCTCCAATCCTAGATAGCGCACCAGTAACTACGGGTTCAAGCTTCCTGACCACATTTGGACGTTCTGTAGCAATCTTTGTCATAGCCTTCATTGCAGGCTCGTTGTACATCAATGCAGATCCAATAAGTGGTGCAAACCCTGTTTTAAAGTGTCCTGCGCCCTCTGCCAGTCCTTTGAGGGATAGCATCGCCGCAAGCCTATCCGCTGTACCGCTATTTGGCACAGAGGTTCCTAAAACATCCGAAGCCGCCTGGCTCTCAGGCATCATCATGCCCTGACCCTTGGCTACGTTTTTCTTGCCTGCAACCTGTTGGACAGCAGATTTGAACTGATCGGGCGTAAATACACCTTCATCAGCGCCCCTACGGGAAGCCGCAACCTCCAGTGGTTGGAACTCTCTAAACGCCTTGTGAGCTTGTTCTAGCTGTTTGGCTACCAAAGGGTTCTGGTCTTTTAATTCCTGCCGTAAACCCGATAAAACAGTTCTGTAGGCGTTTCCTAAGCCGTCCATACCCTGACTGTAGAAGTCATTGGATTTATTGCTCAAATACTTCTCAACCTCTCTATATTGATCCCCGCTCATAACCTTTTCATTCTGAATGTGGCCTGTGACATTCGTGGCTATATCGTTAGCCATCATCTTTTGTTGACCAGGTACGAGCTTAGCCATAGCTGAATCAGCAAGATTGCTCAAATGCTCGGAGGTTCTTTGACCTAATACGGGATGAATTGCATCCGAGAATGAGGCGTTTTGCAAGAATCCATCATAAGCATCACTGATCTTTTTACCAATAGTCTCAATCATCTTGTTGCCAACTGGAGCATCTTTGGTAAGCTTTAAGCCCAAATTAGATAGAACTTTATTGCCCACAGCCTTGTTAAAGTCCTCAAAAGAATTCTGAATTCCTTTACCAATCACAGATCCTGCAATCGGTAGACTGGTGAGCTTTTTCTCAAAGTTTTGTATTCCCTCTCCAATCATTGGGAAATTACTAGCCAATTGACCAGGCGTGAACTTGGTCATACCCATGTCTTTGAGTTGCTGAAGTCGAGCAGATACTTGAGGATTGGTCAGCATTTGACCTACCTTACCACCTGCAACGCCTAGGGCTGTAGACTCACCCAAATCAGCGATCTTCTCGCCAAGGATATCCATGTAGCTCTTGTTGGCTGTATCTGTAACTTGACCACCTAAGCCTTGAATAGCTGAAGGAATAGCGTATTTGAGTGCAGGTGACTTAGCAATTGCATTGGCAACCTGTGGAATCTTTGTGCCTAAAGTCTCGGGAATAGCCAAAGATGGTGCTATCTCACCCACCGTTTCCGCCGCAGATGCAGGATTAACGCCGAGAGTTGTTGGCACACTGCTCTTGGCATAGTTTGCGTTCTTCTCAAGCGCTTCCATTGGGCTTCGTATGTTTGCCCACTCAAGTGCCCCCGCAAGCGGTTTTAAGACGCCTTGCAGGCCTGATAAGCCCGATAGGATACCTGTGCTAACCCCAGAGGTCGGATAGAACTTATGGCCTGATTCTTCCTTGAACCGTGGGAAGTCATCCATCTTGACCTTTGGAGTTTCAGGCTCTTCGGTCTTGGTTTGCATAGATTTTAAATAAGCATCAGGATCAAACCCATCCTTTGGTGCGCTTTTGGGTTGGATACTGGCAAGATATGCATCAGGATTAAATTCAGCCATTATTTCACTCCATTAGCTTGAAGGATAGCTTTTGATCTTGGATCGTTTGGATTGGCTTTTGCCCAATCAACAGCTTGAGAATGTATATCAGCCTGACTTGCTTGTGGCCTTGGTGCTTGAATAGGAGCGTACTGCTTATTAGCCCTGTCTCTAGCCTGGTTCATTGATTTAACAATCGTATCTAAAGTTCTATCAAAAGCTTCTTTAGACATTGATGGATCAAGAGATCCATAAAGATTCATAATCTTTTTGCCCTCGGCATCAGACAACGAACCCATACCCCTCATGTTTTGGATGGCAGATGAGAACACGCTAGACTTTAGCCCTTCCATATCTTTTATAAAGTCATGCTGAGCAGAAGGAAAGATTTGTCTTGGATCATATGATGCCATTCCATTCATTCGACCAGGATGGTTTCTTATTGTGTTAACAGCATCAAGTGTATTTTGGGCAGTATCGTTTGCAAGAGATCTCTTGGCCTCAAGTTCTTTATTTTTAGCATCAATTGCTTGTTGCTCTTTGTTTTCAGCATCAGTCCTTCGCCACTGATTTTGATCTTTAGATTCTTGAATACGAGACTGGGTAAGAGCATTGGTTAATGCATGAGTTGCATTAGCTTGTGCAAGAGCCGCCGTCCTATCCAAATGAGAAGAGCTTGTGGTTAATAACTGTTCTGCCAATTTATTTGCATCTTCATCTTTAATAAGCCCTGCTTTATAACGATCAGCAAATAAAATAGCTTGTTCTTTAAATGGACCATCCAAAGTGAGAGCCAACGCATCAAAAGGCGTACCCTCAGCACCCGTAGTAGGCAATAACCCCATTCTACGAAGATCTGAAGCGCCTTTGGCTGTTTCCATAAGCTCTTTAGGATCAAGACTATATAGCTGAGCAGATGCCTGCTTATTAAAGCCTGTTGTTCCGTCAGGATTCTTAAATAAATTGTCTCTGGCTGTTTGTATTTGATTCTTGCGTGTCTCTTCAGGAATCATTGACAAATACTTTTGATCCCCAGTTACAGCGCCTAAACGCTGTGCAATTTGAGGATTAAATACGCTCTTCTCTAATCCGTTTTCATCTTTAATTGTTGTATAAAGCTGTGGCAATAAGGCCTTAACATCAGCATCTTTTTGAGCGGATATTCTGCTTTGCAATAAACCAAGTCTGGCTTGAGCCATTGGTATTTTATTTTTATCTTGCTCAGCTTGGTACTCGCCCATAGCGCCTGCGGCGTTACCCAAGGACTCACCAAAAGATCCAGATTTAGTTGGGGCTAAAAACCCCGCCGCAATCTTAAACCAAGGAGTTCCGCTACCCTTTTGAGCCAACAGTTCATCAAGATCAGACATTTGCTTGTTAAGCATAACCTGTTCTTTGGACTGACCACCAACACTTGATAGTGGAGCAGTAATATCAGAATTGTCTGATGCGCTAGATAAAGGTGTTTCTAATGCCATTATTTATTCCTTAATTATTAGCAAGATGGAATTGGATTACCATTTGCATCAGTCAACACTCCAGGATCTTGACTAACAGTTGTATTCAATCCACTTGATGTGTAAACTGGATTTCCATTTGCATCAGTTAAAACTTGAGCGGTTCCTGCACCAGTAGAAGGAGTTGAAGAAAAGAAGTTTGAAAGAGAAGCGATACCGCATTTGCCCAAAACACCTTGTGCAAGAGATCCAAGACCTGCAACCTGTGAAAGAGGTGAAGATGCATATGCACCAGGAATTGGTGCAGTCTTGATACAGCTTGTTGCTGTAGGCATTGTGAACCCTCTGAGAACGCAAGATTCCGCTTTTGCAACAGATAATGGATACAAAGCTTTATTTTGAGCAATTGTGTATTGACACTGACCAAGTTTTGCAAGATTAGATGTGCAAGCAATACCAAGGTTAGATTGAACATTTGCCAAGCAACCAAGCAATTTACCTGCATTGAGTTGGTTAGCTGTCTGAGCCTTGGCTGTACAAATAGCTTGTGTATAGCCTGTTTTAAGCGCACACGCTTGTTGTCCTGTAATACCTAGGTCAGCGTTAGCCAGTACCTGTCCAAGCGCTCCTGCACCCCTTTGTGAGCCAAATTGACCGCTTCCTACAATACCTGCTGTTGCTTGAGGTGCTAGGTTCTGAGCAATATTAGCTTGACCCAAGTTACCAATAGCATTAACTACGCACTTGGTATAAGGGTTCATGTAGTTCTGAGCCATCTGGGATATGCAAGAACCTGCAACTCCCGCCGCTGTCCCTGTTGCGGCGTTCAGCGTGGGCTGATAATTACCTGCATTTTGAGATGCTTGGCAAAATGCCTGTGTCTGCAACCCTTGCGCTTGTATCGGGCCTGCCGTAGTTGCACTAGCTCCCCCTGACTGTGATTGTTTGGCAAGGTTGTTGAGGTAGCACATATAAAACGCAGGAGCGGTTGTTGCCGTCTTTTGCGTAGTAGTGATAGGCGCTAAAGCACCACCCTGTAAAACAGAACCAGATGTCGCTCCACTAGCCTGTCCTAAGCACGCAGGTGCAGGATTTAAATTGGACGCTGTGGTCGCCGTAGGTGTTGCAGTATTTACTGATGAGAGTGCCATTATTTACCTTCCATGTATGACAAAGGACTCTTAGCCTTTGGTGGGATTTTATTTATAGATGCTGATCTTTTGTGTTCACGAATAGCCTCACGCATCTCGTCAAGCTTCTTAGCCCCTTCTTTATTTGATCCACCACCTAAAGCGGTAACCAAAGATGCAGGGAATACGAACTCGCCATCAGCAATCATCGCATTAATGTGTCCACCCTCGGAGTGATTCTCATAGTGCTTATGTGGGAATTGGTTCATAAAGTGGTGCAAAGACTCAGCCCCTGCCTTGTTAGAACCGTCTCCAAGAGCGGCGACAATGTCGGCATCCATAACGTAGTCCCCATCCTTTAAAACCGCAGGGATGTCGTCTGATTGGCCTGTACCACGCCCTTGGGCATAGTGTCCAGTAATGCCAGTCACAAATTCAGGTTTATGTGTGTGCGCCAATCCACCCTCCTTAAATCCAGTTGTTCTTTGCATATAAGGGAATACACCCCCGCTAGGCATAGCAGATCCAGTAATTAGATTAGGAGTTGTTGTCGCTCCTAAAATTTCTGAACTTGGGTTATAAAGCTGATTTTGCTGTGCAGGCGTAAGACCTGTCGTTGCAAGTGGCGATAAAAATGTTCCCGAACCACTTGATGTACCCGTAAATAAACCCGTTGGAGTCAAGGGAGAGCTTGGAGCGCTACTGTAATTATTGGTAACCGATTGAGTTGGAGTAGTAGGATTTGCAGAATAAGACTTTGAATTCAAGGGTGTTGATGTTGGAGCCAACATCTGTTTTACCCCTTGATTAATCCCTTGTTGAACTAACTTTTGTTGTAATCCACTTGGTAATCCAGAAGATGCAGATCCAGGCACAGTTGCATCAGCACCTGTTGATGTTGTGTACTGACACAAAGCACCATTAAGCGTGTTTGCAGGAGTTGTTGGAGTTAAAGCATTACCAGAAGTTAAATTAGTTGTAGTTGCTTGAGGAGCGGTATAAGGGCTTCCATCAGCATTAACTGGTTGCTGAGTAATGGAGTCTTGAAAACCAGTGGGCGAGTTAGCGCTTGCCTCAAGAGCATTTCCTTCAGAAGTTACGGTTGATGTTGCGCCAGTAGGAACTGAGTCTGTGGCTGAGCTAACAACTTGTGTTGCGCCATCAACAGCCGCCGCACTTCCTACGGCTTCACCAGTACCGAAAGTACCAACTGTCGCCGCATCTGTGCCAAGTCCTGCTCCTGCATCAATTAGCGTGGGACCAACTACATCTGTAGCCGCCACCGCCGCAGGCGCACTATCAGCCACTGCCCCCAATAACGCATCAAAGCCCATAACTTACTCCATAATTATCGAATACGTCTTCTCAAAATACTTTGCACCCATTCTTTCTAAGATAGGTCCGTAGTCCAAAAATGGTTTAACGTGAAATAAGATCCTCATTGGATTCCTCTTCTTTATCTCTTCCGTTGTCCACCTCAAAAACTGAATCCCTGTAAACCCCTTCCTGTAATCAGGATGAATGTACAAAACATCCGAACTGGCTGTAATACTATCTTTATAGTGCAGGTGTGAGAAAACAAACCACACCGAATATCCAACCAGTTTCCCATCATCTCTTACACCGTGCACCTCAATCATGTCTTGCTCGTGCATACTTGCGTACTTTTCAGTGTTCGGATTAAATTTAATTACATCTTGTCGTTCTGCGATTTCTTTGTAATGTAATTTGAATAAATCCTGCGCCTCATAAAAAAAAGAACGTCCCTCCTCTTTTTTAAACTCAATCATTGTGTCTCCTATACCCTAGCCTCCAACTGATATTGTGGATTTGTTGATTTTTTCATATCCACACCGTTTGCATGAAGGGCTGTCATTATGTCGTGTTGTGGCCCCAGATTCATGTAAATTAGATCAATCTTATTTGTCTTAAGCATTGTCACAAAATAGTGAATTGCCTCCATCAAAGCAAGTGGAGCATCAGCGCTCACGAAAAACACCTTAGCAACATCTCTGTTAAGCATTTGTATATACATCAGCGTATTTGTGTGTTGCATGATCTTTGTACCAGGCAACATAATAGCTTTATGCATTAACTTAATGGCAATATTTGGATTAATCCCATGCTTTTGGGCTGATGACGCAATAATTTCGGATGCTTTCATATTAATAAACACTCTGTTGATTTTGCGATATGGACATTATCCCTACCAATTGTTGCGCCCAGTCTTGCCAAGTTTCAAATCCTCTTGGATCAGGTATTGCACTTTGAACAAAATACCCAATACCCTGCATCCCAGAAGCCCAATCTCTCCACTTCTCCTCTGGTACAGTACCCAGTTGATTAGACGCAAATTGTTGAGCCATCGAAGCACACCAGTAATCCCAAGTCATACCACGGGGGTCGTATGTGGTCGTCATTATGGATTACCCGTTGAACGCTCATCACCCATATCCACGCTCATAACGCAATTACCCAACTGATAATTGCCGTTAAAGTCATTACTGATGATGCGAAGTCTCATTTCTCGTCTTTGTTCTTTCATGTCAATCTTGAGTGTAGACGAGGTAAACGTATAGGGAACAGAATCTACGTCCGTTCCATCAGCATAGCCTTTACCCGTCACAATCAAAGACATTGTTCCCGATTGTACAAAGTCAGGCTCAAATCTCTCTAATCTGATCCACTTATTATCGTTAATCAGTTGTTGTTGACCCAGTCCACCACCAACCCATCCGAGGGAGTTTGTCTCAAAGTATGAGTTGATAGCATCTACGTTGGTCAAATAAACCTGATCCGTCCCAGTTTCGTGTTGCCAAAGGGTGTAAAACTGGTTCATAGTGACCGTAATTGTCAGACCAGTACCGCTAGAAGGAGATCTGGCAACAGTACTTAGTGTTCCAGATAAAGCGTTTTGATATGAGCCACCATTTGCAATAGTGAGTCCAGTGACTGGCCCTGTGCCCCCTCCACCAGAGATACTTGATACCGTAAATACAGCAGGGCTACCCGCTCCACCTTTTAAAGTAACTACGTCACCAACAGCGTAAGTTGTACCACCACTGACAATACTTTCTGCGGTTACTTGGTAGGCTGTAGGGGTGTTTTGTGCCCAAATAGGGTATCTAAATACCTCTGAGAACACTCCTGCTGATCTTTGTGCGCCTAGTGCTTGACCTGCGTCATACCAGGTTTGTTCACGGACGTTATAGATGATCGCATCCGTGCACTCAGTTGCGGAACCCTTTGGAT